TCTTTTGTACTTGCACTGACTTATATACATTCGTACCCGAGAAGTTTAGAAATGCTCCTGGGGTAGCACACTCAGCAATATCATCAGGACCATCAATAACCGTGACATCAAGTCCTTGCTTTTTCAGATACGCAGGAAACTCAGTTTTCCACTGAGCAGTGTATCTCGTTTCAACATATTCTAAATCAATCAGATATATCATATTCTACAATACCACCATTCTCATCATCTTCATATACTTCAACTTTGCAATACCTATTAGGGTAATTGACAATGATATAATCTAGTAAATCCTCTGCAAGCATTTCACATGATTTATTGTTCGCTTGCATAGTTCCGTCTTTAAAGAGATTTTCAAGTTCTCGTTTGAATAAAATAAATTCTACATCTCGGTCATCGTGAAACACACCCAGAGTAACATAGAAGTGAAACATGTGGCGATGAGGATACTGTAAAAACTCTACACCAGGCAAATCTTTTGCGGCAGGATATTTGTGTATACCTTCTTTCTGAAAAGAAACTTTAATATAAGATTTTCTCATGCAAATAAATCCTCTAAAGAAGGAGGAGCAGATTGTCTGACAGCCATAGACTTCATCGCCCCACCCAAGTATTGGTCAGACTCCCATTTTCGATAGTCATCTATATTTTTTATATTATACAGATTTCTGTATTGATGTTCAAGCCTCAAACTAACCGAATACTTCAAAAGTTCTTCTGGATCCATGAGCAACCTTTCAACAACGGACATAAAGTTTCGGGTACTCTGCAATACAACTAAGGTTCTGACTCGCATCCACATGTACATAGTGCCACCCATTTTCTCATAAGCACCAAAACCGTTGTTAAGAACATTATAAAAGTCTTCGAGGGTAGTGCCAACAGGCTCTGTTTTAGAGATGTCATCATATATCATTTGATAGTTAGGACTCCACTGTCTGCCAATACTCATCGTTCTGCCATCGATAAAATAAAGTCCGTTCTCTGCCGCCCTACTGTGTGTGGTGCTGTCATACGAGATTTCAATATGATCGTACAAACCATTCTGACAAAAGATTAAATAAGGAATCAACCTGCGAACAGAACCAACACCAAGAACATGGAGATGAAGTTTATTCTCTTCATTTCTCATTGGAACTTGACTTGCGATAAAGGCTCTCTTTACATCTTCAAGTGGTCCAGTTCCTAGTGCCGCCGCTCCCATTGCAATACCACCAACACGATGTTTTTCGCTCTCAGGAACTTCAGATAAAATTCTGTTAGCCCAAGTCATGTAGGTGTCATAGCAGTTGCCTTGAAGAATAGCAAAGGCTTTACACTTGCTATCATGTTTTGCAAATGTCTCTACTTGTGTTGCAATGTTTTGACCTGTCTTAGTAGCCAGTGCTTCATAATTTTCAAAGTCAAAATATCTGTTGGCTACATCATTTCTATCAGACCTGCCTGAGGGAAGTACAATAGGAATTTCATCAAAGCACATTCCTACATTAGCATACTTTGCTTGATTGACATACACTTCTCTTTTGATTTCTTCGGTGATTGTTTTTCCTTGAGTAACAATCTGCAAACCACCAGAGTCTGCATGAAGATTTTTTATTGCAGGCAGATAAACTTTTAGTTTGTCACCATATGGTGCTTCTTGATAAGCATTATATAAGATTGAATAGGTATGACTTTTATGATTGTGAACAAACTTGCCGAACAAGTCATTTATCATGTGATAAACATCAGGGTCTCCTGAAGAGCCAGGATTGGCAAGGCGCATAAAACTTGTACCTGATACAACATATTCTAAATTACGCATTCATAAAACTCGGAGTTGGTCTGTTAGTCCATTTTGCAAAGGCTGATTTATATTTTTTGTAGTAGTTTCTGTAAGCCTCAACGGAGTCCTTACACTTAACATCATCGGGCATTGCTTGAGGCAAAGGAGTCAGTGGACCATCAGGAATATTAACAGGAGGTGTTTTCACATGCTCAGATAATTTTTGCCATGCGCCGTGGACCTTACCGTAACGATGCGTATATTCCTTGCATGACTCCTCCCATAGTCCGTAAAGCCAGAGATAGTTTGATAGAGTTTCCCTTGCCCATATATTAGAAGGATGATTAATGTGAGAAGCCTTATACAATTCTTGTTCCATGACAGGATTGGGATGTAGCCATCGTTTGATGCGTCTGCCATTTGAAGTTTTGTCGTAATATTCATCACCATCTAAAACACGGTGTGCAGTAGAAAGCAACTGCGCATATTCTGTGTCCATTTTTACAACATGTTTATCACATTGTAATTGTGCCGCTTTTCGGTAATCTTCGTGTAACTTAAATATGTTCATTCCTAATCCCCAATACCTTTCTTATTTCATGCATTTGCTCTAACTTACCGTAGTTGTAAGCATCAATAATGAGACTATACACTTCTTCAGGAGAAAAGTCAAGCACATTATGCTGTTCTCGGTCTCCTCGAAAGTTTTTGGTATTGAGTATAAGGGTGTCACCTTTGTCATTCAGTCGAATGTCGGTGATGTCACGAATCATTTTAAGTCTGGTCATACTAGCTCCTCAAAATTTTCAATAATGTGCGGGTTTGACTCATTGCATCGTCAAGTGCATTGTGATGTGTATCGTCTTCGGCTTCTCTGATCTGTTTGTTACTTACACCTACTAGATTCAACACTGTCCTGTAGCACTGTACTTTCCAGGGTGTCCATGGAATATTTTTTCCTGTATTCCAATATGCTGACTCTAAGATAGAAATATCAAAAGCCGAACCATTACCCCAGACAACTGTGCTTTTATCTGCTTGCATCCATTCAGAAAAAGCATCCAGTGCCTCTCCTATAGGTTTCGGGTCTACAGTCAAAGCCTTTCTTGCCGCTTCTGACTGTCTACCCCACCACTCAACAGTTCCTTTGTCTACATGTAAACCAACATCTTTACATGATTGACCATCAATATTGATGTAAAATGTATCTATCACACCTTCTTCTACATTGAATGCAACTGCACCAATAGAAAGTATTGCCGCATAGGGGCGAATACTGAGTGTTTCAATATCTATCATTACATGTTTAACCACTCAATGTCTCCTGAATTTGTATATTGTGCATGAATTCATTTTTCAATGCAGGGTTCGTTTTCATCTCACCTTTAAGTACAGTTGTCTGCGTTGCACTGTTTGAAGAACGAATGCCACGATTTTCACAGCAACCATGTCTAGCACGAATATAAACACCAACTGCTTTTGATTTTGTGAGCCTTTCAATCTCTTTAGCAATCATTTCAGTGAGTTCTTCTTGTAAGTGACCACGCATTGCAATATGCTGTGCAATCCTAGTATACTTTGATAAACCAATCACTTCTTCACCGGGCATACAAGCAATATAACAAACACCCTGTACAGGCTGGTGATGATGCGAACACATACTAGTAATATCACTACGAATTACAATCAGTTGGTCATACTCACCGTCATTAGGAAATGATGTTATTTTAGGGGAGGGGTAGTATCGCCCCGACATGATTTCATTAATATACATTTTTGCAAGGCGCCGTGCGGTGTCTTGACTATTAGGATCTTCAACAGTGTCAATTACAAGACTTTGTAGAACAGCCTCAAATTTTTCAGTAACCTCATCAATCAAAAGTTCATGTTCGCCTTCAGCGATACAATGACTGATATTGTCAGAGGCACGATAATAATATGCACCTTCGTCAAGCCGTTTCTTAATAACTTTACTAATCATTTTAAACTTCCCAGGGAAATACTATCCACATATTGTTTGAGTGATCTGTACCAGAATATGTAACTTTATCAGAGATTGTTTTGTTAATCAAGACTGCAACATCTGCTTTGGGTAAATGCAGATGTAATTCTTCAAGTGTTTCACCTGTATCACATATGTCATCTACAATCAAAGGTTTGTTATACTTAGACAAATCTCCTGAGCGGAATACTCCATCGCCGTCACGCTTTTGCAACTCTACAACTTCCATTGGAACACCCAATAAATTTGAAAGATGTACAGCAGGAACCAAACCACCTCGCTTGATACCAATTACTACATCGTAATCTGTCTTCTCAATATCTTGAAGTATTCCACCTAGCAACACTTCATATTCTTTCCAACTAAGTCTCATCATGTCCCAATCGCATTCCCAAAAACATAAGTGTGATTTCTTGTCGCTACCTTGTAGCCCCTATTCATAGCATCAATACAAATATCAGCCGAGAATTCTTGTTCTTCTTTTGTAGCACCTGCTGGCATAATCCAAATTTCAGGAGTTTTTATTTCATTGCACTCAGACATCTTTCTGATAATTTTTGTATACTGTGCAATTTCTTCCCAAGACTCTTCCGTGCCGTTACAAACAAATTTGATGATGCTTGTGCTTCGTGTGCCTTGAATATAGTCCATAAAAACTTCAGGCATAACTTTATCTTTTTCGCCTGCTGTATGAAGAAGTTTAGGGCTGATTGCCCAATGCCAACGAATGCCCATATCAGCTAGGTAAACATTGATAAAGTCCTGTAAGTTTTTGTCTAGTTTTTTGGTGCCGTTAGTTTCTACTGTGATGATCTTAGGAACATTGCCACGAATAAGAAACTCGTTGACAATTGCTTTCATTTGTTTTTGCCAAAGCATAGGTTCACCACCAGTAAATGCAAGCATGTTTTCTTGACCTGAATCAGGGTGTGTGAATCTTCCGCTCGGAAGTGTTTCTTCTAAGGCATCACAAACTTCTTCGACAGTATTTGTCTTTGCTAGATGTTTGTATTTTTTTGACCAAGAGTAAGATGAATCACAACCATAATCCCATACAGGTAACTCTTCGACATGCTTAACATCAATTAAGTCGTAGTCTTTGTAGGGAAGTATCCAAGTAGAAGCATCAGCCGGGTCAGCTTGACCGAAACCGTTACATTCTAGATTGCAACCGAAGAATCTGAGCCATGTTGTGGGTGTACCCGCTAACTCAGCCTCGCCTTGAAAACTATAAAAAATCTCAGAGTATTTGATATTCATGCTGACACTATACAGTAGTTAAAAACAAATGTCAAGCATTAATCAGCCAAATCTTTAAGTTTCTCTACCTTTTCTTTAGCAATTCTGATAGCTTCTTCATCATCAAAGTATTTGGGTCTTCTCTTTACCATTTTTTGGTCAGCATGTGCTTCATCTATTTTTGCAGAAGCATCAATTTGTTTGCGCAGATAGTCCAAATATTCGCTGGTATTTGCATCATTTGGGTCAACATCAGCCATAACAGATTCAATGTCTAGGCTCTGAATGTATTTGTATTTTGTGTCCAATTGCTTTTTCTCTTTTTGAATTCTACGCAGAAAAGCATAGTATGTAATTTGCGTAAAGTAAGCAAAAGGATTTTTAGATTTCTCCGGGTCAAAGTTATCAATATAGGTGATACAGTTTTCAATGCCATCAAGAATCATTTCATCTCTGAAGGTATAATTCACGAAATTAGATTTGTATGCTAGATGGTTTGCAATTTTTACCATGCACTCACCTAGATAGTTTGTGACTCTAGGCTTTTCATCGCCCGCTTCTTTTGCCGCAATCACTTTTTGTCTATACTCTGTGATTGCTCTAAGAAATTCTTTGTTGTCAATATAATGTACGCTTTGTTTATCTTTCACTTTTGGTCTCCATAATTAAAAAAATGCTTGACATCTATTTTAAGGATGTGTATACTCCGTCTGTTGCGCTTCAAGGAGTAATTTAATGTATTGTGTCATCGTCCATCTCAGCAAGAATGTTTCTCTCTAACTCATCTACTCTTTCTTGAATTTGTTGTTCAACATCTTCCATGTCTGACTCATCACTTCCAAAATAAAACATATCTACCATATCCTTATAGCCGAGTTCATATTGTTCTTTAACATCCGTTAAGAGAATAATACTACTGCTATCTACCGTTATAACAGTTTCTTCGGATATGGACTGCCAAGGTTTGAGATTGTATCTTTCTTTTATACCATCAGGCGCATTAAAAAATTGTGTTATCACTTCAATTGGATATTGTAGTTCAACAAACTCTTTTATATTTTCATTTAGAATAGTGTCACTCTTCATCATTGCAATTACTGTATCACCCGTAACAAACTTAATTAGTTTGGCTTTTAAACTCATGTGAACAACTCTTCTAAAGTGTTAGTCCTAATCTCTTCTAAGTAAGGTCTAACTATTCTTTTGTCAATGTAAATTCCGTATCGTCTTCCTACATATTTATACCACTGTCCGCGGCTCTCAGGCAAGCCATAAGTATCTCTAAAAATCTTATCGCCTTTATCCATTTCTGCCTTTCTTGTATTTTGTGCGCCTGCATGTGTACTAGGAGAAGTGTACTCTTTTAAAAGAATATTTCTGAGAATATAAGTTTTAAGTCCTTTCATTGCGCACTCCAATGCAAAGAAATCGTCTTCTCCTACTAATAGATTTCCGTCTATATAGGTAAATTTCTCATTGAATTTTACTCGCTGTTCATTTCTTCTTAGAAAAAACATTGTTCCTTTCATAGAGCCAAACTTTCTATCAAAGCACAACTCTCTGTCCCACTTAACATTGATATAATTTTTGTCTAAATTTTTGTACTTATCTTTGAATGCCCCGTCTCCTGGTCTGCCGTCCCAGTGAGGGAAAAATAGATCAACCCCCTCAAAATTATTTGGGAAATTTTCAAGCACCTTACAAATGTTCATTCTAGTAAAATAAAATTCATCATGAGCTTTCAATACAGCATCGTTATCCATAAACAATGCCCATTCATGATTATTACCAAAGTCCACATCTGAATAAAAATTTTCTAGCAGAACATTTCTCGCCTGAGCTGGTGTGAGCAAGTCGCCTCTATGCACAACATACTCAACACCCTCAATGAATTCATCTTCATTGTAATCTTGTGCTAAAACTTGTATTTGCATTTCGGGGCAGTAAGCCTTCCAAAAATCAATTTGTTGTTTGTGATTCTCTACACGGACTTGTCTTTCTTCTGGCTTATCTCTATTGCCGAAGTAAGAGATGATGTATGCTTTTACATTCATTTTTCTTCACCGTATACATTGAGATTGATTATTTTGTAATCGAATCCCTCTTCATTATATAATTTTATTCTGTCAACCATATGATTCAAAGTATAATTTTTCTTTGATTTCCATGATAAGTCATCTCCGACATCATAAAGGTTGCAATGTGTCTTGGCACTACCTTTTCTAAGTCCTCTACCAATACTCTGCAAGTTTCTAATTCGTGACTTGCTTGGTGATGCGAAAATTACATTGTGCAGATTTTTGATATTGATTCCCGTAGAGAATGTACCATATGAGGCAACAATTATAGCATTGTCTGCCTTCTCTGTCAATGCCCGAATCTGTTCTCTCTGTTCAGTATCAGTACCACCATATACAAAATAAGCCGGGCGACCATCTGCAATCTTTCTCTTAATTAAATCAAAAAGATTTGAGCCATGTTTCTCAACATATTGAAACAAAACTAGTGTGTTTCCCTTTTGAGAAATGGTAAGATTTCTTAGAATGATATTTCTTTTGTTGTGGGATACCAAGAAATCCATTTCTTCTTGGTAATTCATATCTTTGACTTTTTTCTTTTCTTCGTCAGGATACTGTAGAACAAGACACTTCACTTTTAGATCAGCAAGTGAACCGTCATCCATTAATTTTTTTGTTGTGGTTACTTTGTGTACAGGTCCAAAACAACCCTCTAAAACTAACTTGTGTGTTTTAGTTCCGTCAAGGGTTCCTGTAGTACCAAAGCGATACTTCGCATTGGTACATTTGTTCATTAAAGTTGTAAGGGATTTTGCTTTGAATAAATGCGCTTCGTCACCATATACTACATCAAATTTTTCAAACCACTTCTTTGGAAACTTGTATATAGATTGCCAAGTTGATATTGTTATAGGATATTCATTTGATTTTTCTTTGCCACCATATATGCGATGACAATTTTCAGATGCTTTCCAACTATCAGCCGAGGCATAATCTGCAAAATCCCCGTACAGTTGTTCTACCAAAGATGTGGTAGGAACAATTACTAGTTGTTTATTACCTAACTGCTGATAATAACGAACCAGGGAATAGATAATGAGAGACTTACCAGAAGCAGTGGGGCTAAGTAAGAGACTACGACCCCCATTGATTCCTTTAGTGACTGCTTCAATTTGATAATCACGGGCATGGATAGGCTTTTCATTTGTATGAGGTTTTAACTCCTGTATAAAGTTTGAGATATAAGATATAGACACTGGGTCTCCAATGTCCGCGATATTTATAACAATGGGATATTCTAGTTGCCGAGAAAAGTCTTGTAGGTAATATAACAAACCCACAGGCAATTCTTTAGTGTAGATGTTAAATAGTCTTGCTTTGCCGTCCCACATGCGTGACTTGTACGCTGGCATAAATTTTGCGCCCGGTACTTCAAAAGTAAAGAAGTCATTTATCTCTTGTGCAATACCTATATCACATTCTATATTGAGATATACTTCATTCTTTTTAGTCACTGTTATCATTACATGAGTCCGTTAGTAAACTTGTTCCACTCAATACTGTTCTTGATGTCCCAAGTTCTGCTGTTTAGATTTCTCAAAACTCTTTCTAAGAAATCTGCAACTGTGCGAATGTATTCTACTTTGTTTGTTTGTTCGATCACATCATCATCAGAGTCTAGCATCTCATTCATATCTTGTTTGAGAGGCTTTGGTCCTAAGTATTGTTCCCAGCCCAACCGCTCTAAATCTTCTCTGGACATTTCACCCCTATAGTACTGCACCTTTACTCTTCTAAGTTTGAGTAATGCGGCTTCAGATTTTCTGAGGTGAAGTCTAGTATCTGACATGTGATTCAGATATTTGGAGTGTAGTTCGGGTGTGCGTGTGGACTCTTTTCCTAGTGACAGTTCATCAATCTTACAGTCAGATGCCCACATGTCCTGTAGTTCTTTCAAATTAATCATAATAATCTCAAAGGTGCTATTTATGCATAATATACTATGAAACGGTTAACAAGTCAACATTCTATGTGACCGTTTCTATGTTAAACAATCTGTATCTAAATGCCGCAATGCCAACGAAATATGGTTGGTCTCCGCTACTAATATCAAAGTCTAGTCCCTCGAGGCTGATTGGGAAACAGTCTACAAAATTAATACGAGTAGTAGGATTGTTGTTGGAATCCAAAACAAACAAATCCGCGTCACTAAACTGTCCCAAGTCTTTAGCCCTGGGATTTTGGTTAGGAAATCTGTATCTTTGTCCATCTACATACTTAGTAAATTGTGAGTGATCTTCGGGTGACCCTAAACCAATAAGCCAGTCATAGAGTTCCTTGTAATTAGCCATGTCTTCCTGAATAAGAAATCTTATCAGCAGTTCACCGAATCGTACCTTTTCTCCTGGGAATGCTAGTGTAGAAAGCGGTGTCTCAACTTCAGGTGCGCCAATAGACATCTGCGGAATATTCGCTGCCTGACAAAAGAATGATACATTGGGTATATTGTGAATCTGAAACTTAAAGCCATTGGGTCTAAGAAAATCCAATTCTATTGGATTAGACGCCCCAGTCAAACCGGCTTCAGCAACATTTGTTATAGGATTATAAGCCACTTTTGTTTACCTTTTAAATAACTGTTGTCTACTATTTATCTACCCTGTCCTCTGTATTTTTTGTAGGAACGCTTTTTGCTTTTGTTCATTGACGCCCTTTTAACTAATCCTCTTCCTATTGAGGTGCCTTTTTTAGTAGGTTCTATTGCAGTTTTATTTTGTAATGCTTTAGCCATTATAATCTCCTTGTAGTGGTAACATTATTTATAGGATTATAAGCCTATTTATCTCTCATAATAATTGACTTCCATGCATCTACTTCTGTCACCTATCCATGAAAGTTTTTTAGGCAGTTTGTAACTAGTCGCAAGAGCATACAAATGCTGTCGATTATATTCTGTTATTTCTTTTATCTCGTCTAGCAAAGAAATCATCTCGCTCAATTTCATGCTGTCTAGTCTTTTTAATTCATCGAGTATCATTTTCATTCTGTTCTCATCATTTTCTTCGCTGTCATAACTCTCATCGATCCATGGTGAAAATGTTTTAAATCCCATGTTGCGAATATTTTCTAGATAGTATGCAGAAGCAAAGCCTAAAAAGGGACGACCACTTATAAGAGCTTTGTATGTTTTTTCCGTAATGAATGATGGTGCAAAAGTTTTGTAAGATAAATTAAATCCATATTCAGGGTCCACATGCTGGAGAAACATGGGAGTATTATAATCTGAGTTAGATTCCCAACCTGTAAACTCTTCAGCATAATGTTTAAAATGAGATTCTATTACTATATGAAAACAAGAGTCTTGCATTGCTTCAAGAATTGTATTGTCCCACTTCCTTGTTACTCTACTTTTTGAAAACTTTAAATCGTTTAGTACATAAGGAACATTACTCAAAAATTTATTCAACAACTTTTCTGGGTGGTTCGAGTTTCCTGAGAGTTGCGACCGGTGCCTTATTCTCCACACTTCATACATTGACTTCATTTCTTCTACAGAATATTCTAGTACACCGTTGTCTTTATCAATATAAGGGTTGGTGTTCCAAAATGTAAAATTTACAGCACTAGTATTGAGAAGCCCCAAATCATAAAGACGAACAAAAAAATCTAACCTTTCTTCTTTAAAGTTTCTACTAAATAAACTAAATTTTTTTGTTGGGGTAGGGTTGTTTTGTTTGTTTATTCTGTAACACTGATTAAGCCATACAGGCTGCGTGTATGTAGTAGGAGCTGTAAGCTGTTTTTTAAAAAATGTATCATGTACTAGTTTCTGAAAATTAATGTCAGGACATCCAATAGATACTTTATGCATGTGTTCTTGCATATCATATCGCTCAAACACATTTATCCATTGGTGAAGGTCATATGCATTGTAATAATCAGTAACATAACTTATTACCAATTTCCAGTTTTCATTTTTCTTGAGGCGTTCCCACATCTTAGGTGTCATAAATTTTCTTAAAGGTATGCCATGTTGCGCTCTGTCTGTTTCATTATAAAAGAATACTACCTCTTCATTATCCCAATCATTAAATTGGGATACAGAAATTTTTGGTTGTGTTATGAAACTGAGGGTGCGATCCTCTCCATAAGCAATTACAAACAAAGCATTACTACTCATTATTATTTCCTTGAAGGAATATCGTAGGGCTCATTAACATCTTTATCATACCAATATAAACTTCGATGAGGTCTATCATCATTTTTGTAGGTCGAATTGCTTACATAGAACATCAATCTAAAAGTGGTTCTATGCATATCTTTTGGACACTCAAGTAATTGAGGATAACCATGAAAACCTTTTTTATGATGGTTCCAAATCAAAGCCCGATTAAACAAACAATCAACACTTCTAACACATTTACTTTTATCAAAATCCCAAAACTCAAACGCACCCTTGTATTCAGGTTTCCAATCAGGTGTAAGATACAGAATCAATGATGCGACCCGATGTAGTTTAAGTTGTTCGTTCCAGTTAAAATCCGTATGTACTTTAAGTGAATCGCCAGCCCAGCTTTTAGAATAACCTGCACCTACGATATGAGGGTCAGGAATGATTCCAGGAACGCCTGTAAGCTCCTCTAGCCAACGCAAGCCGGCACTGCTATGTAATTGTGCTACTAAATCTCTAGCAACAGGCATATGCTCTAGCTTTACACACTCTTTCATCATACTACCTTTTCGTGTGAATGTCGTCCAATACTCTTCAGGTATTGTCTGTGCTTCGACAAACATTCTTTTTGCGAAATTTTCAGGTAGAAAGTTATCTAATACAATAGATGGAACTGGTAATGAGGATGTGTATTCGTCTTTGCGGTCAGCGTGATGTAATTTTATATGATTCAATATTTCCATTACAATATTTATGCATAAAAAAAGGGACTCCGAAGAGTCCCCTTGAAAGCGTCCTTTACAGGATTCTTTTTTTTATTACATCAAGTTAGTAACTTTAACGGCTCTGTAGTACTGGTTACGATCAGCAGTGAAAGTATCTGCGTCAGTAGTACCGTCAGCCTGAGTTACAAACGGGTTAGCAATCATGCCGTAACGAGTCTTGAAGCCGATTTTGGGCTGGAAGGTGTTAGGATCAATTGCACGAACCATCTGCAGGGGTACATATGGGCAGTAGAAAAGACCTGCGTCATATGCGCTAGAACCCTTGTAGCCGACAACATAAAACTGAGAAGCGGCACCAGTGTTTGCAGAGTAAGGATCGATGTACACTTTGTAACGACCGTTGAGTGTACCAGCAAAAGTGTTGCCAGTGTCATCAACATTCAGATCAGTAGAAAGTGCAGGAGTGTAGTCGAGTACACCAGACATAGCAAGTGCAGAAGCAACATCAGCAGAACAGATGATGAAGTTACCTTTGCCCCTACGAGTGTCTTGTGCGATTACATTGGCATCTCTTTCAATGTTGAAGAGAAGACCTTTGAATCTTTCAACAGACCAGCGACCGTTAGAGTCAACATCAAGGTCGAAAGTACCAGGTGTAGCTGTAGAAGCGGCACCAGTCTTAGCAACTTTGTAGATAGTACGAATGACTTCACGGTTGATTTCAGCGAGAATTTCCTGAGAAAGAATGTTGCTCAGTTCGCCTTCTGCGTCAAGACCATGTACTGCTTTCAAGTCTTGAGCAAGTTCAACTGTGTACTCAGCTTTCAAAGCACGGGTCTTTGCAGTAACCGTAGTCTTTTCGATGCTGAATGCCATCTCGTTAAGAGTAGTGCTGTCACCAAAACCTTCAGCAGTTGAAGTGCTAACACCAGTACCTGTTGTGTAAGCGCCATCAACAGGGTTAGCACCAGCGTGTGTACCTGCACCAGAGAAGTCAGTATCAGCTTCGTTAAACAGAGCTTCTGTGCCTGTCTGAGAAGAGTAATGCGACTTCATGGCAAAGATAAGACCAGTAGGTCCAGTCATGGGCTGAACACCAGCAACATCGTATGCCATCAGATTAGGAAGGGCACGACGGACCAGGCTAATCAGAATGGGATCATAGTTGTCGATGCTTGATCCAGTTGCGTTTGCGTGAGTTGCTTCTGAAAACAGAGCTTGCTTTTCTTCACGAAGAGCTTTCTCTTGGTTTTCCAAAACAACAGTAGTTACGGCTCTACGATGAGAGTCCTTAATAGCGGGCAGGTCTTCGTGTTCGAGAACCGGGCTCCACTTGTTTTGAAGTTCTTCTGAAAGATACATCTAAGTTTCTCCTTACTTGGTTGTGTATATATTACTTGTTATTTATAAAAAATTACTTTTTAACTGCTTTGCTAATAGCTTGAGCGTAAATGTTTACTGGGCTAGACTCAGAAATAAATGCCTCGTCAACAGTATCTTGCATTTTGTCTTCTTCAGATGCTTTGACTTTAGGGAAATAGTTTTCCTTGATTACAGCAACTTTTTCAGAGAAAAGATCCTCATCATCGAAGTCAACATTCTCTACCAACTTGGCTAGTTTTTCTGCTTCAGTAACAGTCAGGTCTGTAGATGCTTCAGAAAGAACCTTGTTGCGAAGAAGATTAGTCTTCTCGCTAACAATTTCCATCTTCTCAGCAATGCTTTCGTCTAGTTTGGACTTGAGTTCATCAATCTGTGTTTGCATTTCGCCGAGAACATCGTACTTCTCTTCAGGAACCTGAATGTAATGCTCTGCAAAAAGATTCTGTAGTCCACCAATGAAACTCTCAGTGATTTCGGTTCTAAGACCTTTTTCGATTGCGAGTTCATTTTCTTTCATCCAGTTTTCAGCCACATAAGAAAGGTAAGAATCAATCTTCTCTACCATTGCGTTCTGAAACTGCTCTTGCTCTTGTGCATATTCTTCTCTGAGTTCAGCTTCAACAGCTTCCATCTCAGATGCAACTCTAGCAACAACTACGGCTTCAAAAATATTAGCAGCCTTAGTCTTAAATTCTTCGCTAAGATGCTCTTCGTCAGCGAAAAGAGAAGTGATGTCGGCTTCAAAAAGAGTTTCGTCATCGCCTTCTTCAACTTCAACTTCTTCATCTTCAGCAATTACTTCTTGATCTTCTTCAACTTCTTCTTCGGCTTCTTCACGAACGCCTGCTGAAGATGCTTGATTCACAACAGAAGCAGGATCTTCTTTGCTATCAAAGTTAGGTGCATCGCCTGCGCCTTGACCTTTGGGCAAAGTGTTGTCCTTAGATGCTTTTGCAGAGGCAGCTTTACCAACAGGTGAAGTCAATCCACCTTTGTCGTCTGCGCCTGAAAGGTCTTCTTGTTCTGGGTTGGGGTTTGAGCTACCTTGAGCGGGTGCCGTTTTGTCGCCAACATCTTTAGAGTTGGGCAGACCAGCTTTTTCCTCAAGGTCTTGAGTCTCTTCAACAAGAGCTTGAGTAGCGTCTACTTCACCCTTATTGCCGAGTAACTCCCTAATTTTGGATTCTACAGCCATTTAAAGTCTCCTTAAAGTTTTGTGTCATCTGAGTTTATTTATATTAATTTAAATTTTGGAAAGCCTTTCTAGGAATGAACTAAAGACTTGCATTTTTGCTTCCTCTAGTTCACGGCTAGATGCTTTACTGATAATTTGTTGTGCTTGTTCCATTTCTCTTGCTGTCCAGACACCATCTACCATCACCCACTCTCTGCTTTCCATGATGCCTTGTACATATGCATCAGGTGCAGAAGGGTCAGCCACGATGTCTGCCGCTGTGGCAAGCATGAAATCATCCTGTACTTCATTGATACCGTTCTTTTCTTTGATTGATCCAAGACCTCTAGAGCTAACACCTAATTGTGCGCCAGCCTCAATAAGATTTGAGGCAATTTTTCCCATAGGTGTTTCTAGAATCTTTGCTTTACCAACCCAATTGTCACCATCTTCTTTAAGGGACACGATCATATGGGATACGCGGTCAAGATTGAGAGAAGGTCCATCAGGGTGACCTAGTTCACCTAACGCTCTTTTCTTATCAATCTGCTCTGCGGTATATCTAGCAACTTCTTTCTGCATAACCTCTTTAGGATATACACGACCGTTTCTATTCTTCAGATTGGATTGCAAAAAGACACCCTCAATATAAAGAGTTTTCTTTCCGTCCTTCTCTTCTTGGATATACTGGAGCTCTTCGTTAAGTTCTTTAATTAGTTTCATTAGCCTAAATCTCCGTCAGCACCTTGGTGTTGTTGTGGACCATATCCAGAAATCTTATTGACAGAGACAATAACTGTACCTGCGCCATCCATATCAACTTCAATATCAGATCCGTTTTCTGTGTTTTCTGAGAATCCATAGAATTCTAATTTACCTGAAAGTCTCAAGGTGTATAAGACTTTAGAGTTTCTTGTAATCGTACCAGTAACACCATCATCCAGAGACCAGTAAATAGCCGAGATGTCCACTGTAGGACTGCTCTGTGTCTCTGTAGATTTTTTAAGTGTAGTTGCTAGTGCAATTGTCCCGGTTGCGGGCGTACTGCCATCTTCGCGGACGGCGACCACGCCTTGAACCTGAGTTAATTTTAATGTGTCTAGGGTGACCGCCATTTAATTTCTCTCCTCGTTACTTCTTTTTCTTATGATTGCCGTGTGAGCTTTCTTCAAGTACTTCAAGAGCATATGTCTCGCATGTCTCTATACCATGTTCAAACATAACTTTATACCACCAAACTTTACCTTCAGCATCGGGTTCAGCATGTTCTCCCATAATTGGCTTACCTTCACCAAACTTAGGGTGAAGTACTTTCATGGCACACATATGAGTAAGTTTAGGATCTTCTGAGCTACCTTGTTTAGGGGGAGTAACATCTCCCTCAACACCAGTTTCTGCAGGATGATTTGCAGTAGGCTCTTCTTTAGCAGCCTTCTCAACGGGCACTGCCTCTTCAGGCATGTTTAGTTTTGCCTGTTGTTTGTGCTTTCTCATGGCACGGCGTTCCGCTTTTGAACGAATTTCTTCCGCATCTTCTGTTGCTGATTCTCTAAACTCGTTAAATTTCTTCATCTTCTTGCTCAGCCTCTTCGGGCTCCTCCGATTCTGTTTCCGGTAATTCACCATCCATCTCCTGAGGGGTATCATCCTGTACTTCTTGTTCGTCTTCTACTTCTGCATCTACTGCACTATTGTAAATAGATGCCGCAATCTCTGCCTTTCTATCTGCAACAAGATTGTCTGCTCTTACATTCATGATGCTATTAAAAGTATTCTGTGCATCAGACAAATCTCCATTAGCCCATTTGTCCATCATGTCTCTGATGGCATCTTGTCTAGCATCTTCTGGACTAATTTCTATTTCTGTTTCAACTTCGCTCATAAATTATCACCTTCTGGTTGAGGCTCTACAGCCTGTGCTTCATTATTTATCTCTGAATCTATATTCTGTATTTCTTCATCTGTTAGCATGAGAATGTTCTTTTGTACATACTCTTTACTGAAGAATTGTCCAACAAATCCAGCGACTCCATTTAATACTTCAATTCTGCTTCTTAGAATCTCTTGATTCTTAGACTCAGTGTAGTAAGCATCAGATGCAAACTTATATTTTAAGTCTTGCTTAATATCTTGCCAATCATCGTCAGTTATAATACCCTTTAAAACTAACTGTGTTCTGAGCAAATCATCAAACAGACCACTAAATCTTCTACGCAATTTCGCAACAAATTTTGTAAACTTCAATTCGTCACGATTAATTTCAGCAGACCTACCAAAGTTTAGACCCGCTTGCTGTTCCAATCTAGAAACAGGAACATTCAGAGATTGATATAGTTTTCTCTGAAAATATTCAATGTCGCCTGTTTCACCTAAATTCTGTCCTCCTGGCAATGTTTGAATCTCTGTTCCTCTGCCACCCTCTCTTCTTGGTAGCCAAAAGTCTTCAAGCATTGACATAAACTTTTTATCATCACGAATCTCTCCTGTACCGGCATCGTAAACAAGTTTGTTACGATAACGATCCATGATGTCTTTTAGATACTGTTCTGCTTTTAGTCTAGGCAGGTTGCCAGTATCAACATAAAAAATTCTTCTTTCAGGAGCCCGTGTAATACGATAGATTACAGCGGCATTCTCCATCATTCTTAGTTGATTCGCTGGGCGAATCGCTTTATGCAAGAATGACAAAGGAATATTTTTATCTTGATCCACTAGTCCTGAAGGGCAATATGCAATCGCATCTTTTGTAATCTTCAATGCTTTACTATCAATAGCAGTTGAAGGATTAATCTGTCCAGGCTTAGTAGCAATTCCTTTATCATCATAGATAAAGTATTCTTTTATCTCCTTAATAAACTGTACACCAGTTTTAGGATCTTTCTCTTTTTTTACTTCCCTAACAAGCCTAATTTTTCTAGGGTCGATATATCTAATATCAGTTATACCCTGCTTAGGTTTTGCAGAGTCAATTACTTTATGAAAGTATATTCTTCCGTCAATATACCATCTTCTAAAATAATCTTGTGCCCTATTATTGAAATCAAACAATCTAAGCACTTCATCAAACTCATTATGAATTGCTTTTTTTACCGCCGCGGAAACTTGAACACTGTCTGTATTCAACTGTATCGGCTTTTCATCATCTAAATTAGATATGGTATCGTTTACAATGTCTTCAATAGCGGCATCAACATCAGCCATCATTGAGATATCACGATACCGTTTGATTAGTTGTTCTTCGGTATTAGCAACACCTTCAACATCAAAATAGGTGCCATAATAACCACCCGCTCGGATAGCATCAATAGCACCATCTTCGGAAGGAGCGACAAACGACTTTTCAGTCGCCTGCCGCTTTTTCCTGTTCACTTCAAATCCAAAAATTTCCATTATATTTTTCTCC